GATCGGTTCGCCGATCGACGCCTCTGCCGCGCCGCTTGCGGCGAAATCGGCCGCCTTTCACTACGGCGATCTGAGCCTCTATGCCGCGCAGCTGGTGCTTGCTGTCGGCGCCGACAATCTGCGCGCGCAGCATGCCGATCTGGTCGCGCGTGCATCTGCGAAGCTCGCCGAAGCCGGCGCCGATGGTTTGACCGAGGCGCAGGTCCGCGCGATCGAGGCCGAACACACTGCGCTGCTTGCGGATGTGCAGACTGTGGCGACGGCACTGACAGAGGCCGAGCGTTCGGCCGGCAACAACCCGCAGCCGCCCGCGCCGGCTGACAACGCCGCCGCTGTGACCGCCGAGCGCAATCGCGCGGCCGAGATCGGTGCGATCGGTGCCCGTGCGGCCATGCCGCAGGATGTCATTGACGCCGCCGTGCGCACCGGCGTTTCCGTCGAGACGTTCCGCACGCGCGCTTTCGATCATCTCGCCGCGCAGGCTGATCGCACCCGCACCGGCGGCGTTCGCGTCCTGAGTGATGAAACGCAGACGCGCATGTCGCATATGATGGACGCGCTCACCGTCCGCATCGGCGGCACCGGCGCGCTGCTCAATGAGGAAACCGGCCAGGTTCGCGCCTTGCCGGAGGGTGCCCGCGGCTATCGCGATTACTCGCTTGCCGAGTTCGCGGCCGAGGTTGTCGGCGTTCGCCGTATGCGCGACGCTGCGCAGCGCGAGGATGTGCTGCGCCGCGCCTTCCATTCGACCAGTGATTTCCCGGTCATCTTCGAAGGCACCATCAATCGTGTGCTGCAGGCTCGCTATGCCTTGCAGGCGCCGACCTATCGGCAGATTGCTGCGCGCCGCAACTTCAAGGATTTCCGCCCGCATGACGTGATCCGTGTCGGCGATTTCCCGATGCTCAAGCCTGTCGGCGAGGGCGGCGAGATCAAGTTCGGCACCTTCGGCGAGAACAAGGAATCGGTCGCCGTAGCCCCTTACGCCGTGCAGTTTGCGATCTCCCGCCGCATGCTGATCGATGACAACATGGGGGCGATCGAACAACTGCTCGGCAGCTACGGCCAGACCGTCTCGCATTTCGAGAACGTGACGTTCTACTCGATGAAAGCGGTCGGCTCCGGCGCCGGTCCCGTTCTCAACGAGGACAATAAGCGCGTGTTCCATACCGACCACGGCAACCTCGCCGGCACCCCGAGCGTCATCGACACCACGAACCTGTCGAAAGGCCGCGCGGCGATGCGCAAGCAGAAGAACATGGACGGTAAGGCTCTTAACGCCGTTCCGAAACTGATCCTGGTCGGCCCCGACAAGGAAACCGAAGCCGACATCGCCGTCGCGGCAATCACGCCGACCTCGACGAGCGGCGTCAACCCGTTCTCCGGCAAGTTCTCCGTAATTTCGGAGGCGCTGATCGAGGGCAACGGATGGGAACTGTATGCCGACCCGGCGGCGCTGCCGGTGTTCGTGTGGGGCCTCCTCGACGGCTACAGCGCGCCGCGCTTGCGTCTCGACAATCCCTTCGGTGTGCAGGGCGTTGGCGTCTCGCTGGAGCATGACTTCGGTGTCGGTGCGGTCGATTTCCGCGGCGCCTATCGCAACGCCGGCGCCTAATCGCTCCTGACATCAAGCGGCGGCAGATGACGATCTGCCGCCGCCGTCATTCGACGCGCCGGTGACGGCTGGCAACTGTCCATTTTCACAAGCTCCAACGGAGTCAAATGATGAAGAACTATATTCAGCACGGCGAGACGGTCGAATTGACCGCGCCGTCCGGCGGCGTTGTCAGTGGCGCCGCTTATCTGATCGGTGCGCTGTTCGGCGTTGCCGTCGCTTCGGCGCTTGAAAGCGAAAAGTTCAACCTGCGCCGCAAGGGTGTTTTCACCTTCGAGAAAACCACGTCGCAGGAATACGCCGAAGGCGATCCGCTCTATTTCGATCCGGCGACCGGCAAGCTGACCAATGTCGCGGGCGATCTGCGCCGTGTCGCGATTGCGACCGAGGCCGCGTTGTCGGCCGCGACGACCTGCGTTGCGGTTATCATTCCGGCCGCCAGCATCGCCCCGTCGACCGCTATCGCCGATCTCGCCGCGATTACGGGCGGCGAGGCACCGACCGAGGCCGAACACAACGCGGTGCGCACGGCGCTGAATAGCGTTATGGCTGTTCTGCGCGCGCACAACATCCTGGCCGACTAAACGGGCATCATCACCATGACCGCACCATTCGCCGCCGCTGCTCGCGTAGCGGCGGCGATTGTTGACCGCACCTTCGGCGATACGTTCGCCTATCATCCGATGGCTGTCGGCGCCGATGTGAATTCGCGCGCGGCGCCCGATCCTGATCGCGCGATCGTCACCGGTCTGCGCCTGCCGTTTTCCGCCCAAGGCGCGCGCGTGGCCTCCGGCCCGACGCCGACGCCAGGCGTCAAGCCGGAACGTCCCGGCCATGCGTCCGATCGCCCGTTCGTTTCGCTCGATCTTTCCCGGCTGCCCTATGTGCCGAAAAAAGGCGATCGCCTGCTCGCCGACAATGGCGACTTGTTTCGTGTCGCCGAGATCGTTCCATCGACTCCCGGTTTCGCGCGGCTCGATCTCAATCAGATCGCCCGCAACGCTTAAAGGTTGATATGGCCCTCGGTCGCCTCGCATTGCGTCTCGCCTCGATCGAGGCGCTTAATCCGGCGGCGCGCGCCGCGGATGCGCCTTATCCGACCCTGGCCGGTCGCCTGATCTTCGACTCCATGTTTGATCCGATCGACGATCTCAATCCGGCGAACAGTCATCCGACGATTGTCGTCACGACCGAGGATGACGACGCCGATGCGAAAGGGCCGGGCGGTTATGGCCCGCCGTTCCTCTCGACCACTTGAACTGTGTTTCGTATCTGTCGGTCGTGATCCTGCACCGCGAGGAGGGCGGCGAGGTTTATGAGCCGCTTTGCCCGCAAGAGGATGGCGAACTGGCCGCGTCGCTCGATCTGCTAGAGGCGCAACTGCTGTTCGCGCTGTTCAACGGCCCGAGCGGTTTTTTGTGGCGGAAAATGACCGCCCGCCGCGTGCTGTCTTATTCATCGACACCGTATTTCTCCGGTGAGGAACGCATCCGCCTGGCGCGCCGCGCCGTGAAACTCAAAGTGCAGATCGCCGATGATGCCTATGATCCCGCGCCGCTGTCGACGCCGGAAGGTATCGCCAGGCTGCCCGAACCTCTGCGCACCGTGATCGGCGCGCTGTCGGCCAGCGGTTACGCCGCCGCGCTCGGCGCCGGCCTTGCCGCCGATGCGCCGGTGATGCCGCTGGTGACGCCGATCGAGCGCGTCACCCTCAATCTGTCGACGGCCGCGGCCGATGGCAGCCTGCCGCTCGATGATGACGATCAGCCGATCGTCGATACACAAGTCATCGTCGAAACCAGCGAGTCACCCTGATGGATAATGTCTATGTGCGCCCCTGTCTGATCGAGGGGCAGCCCGCGTCGCTGCCCGATCCGCAGACAGGCTTTCTCCTCGCGGCGGCCGGCGAATGGAAGCCGCGCACCGCCTTCTGGCTGCGGCGTATCGCGCAGGGCGACGTGATCGAGTGCGTGCCGGAGATCGCCGCGGCGCCGGCCGATCCCGCGCCTGCTGTCGAGGACCGCGCGCCGCTGCCGCCGCCGAAAGCAAAGCCGCCGGTCGAGGCGCGCGCGCCGCGTCCCGCCAAATCCTGATCATCAACCCCGCTCGCCCCTGTAGGAGCCTATCGCTATGTCGCAGGTCACGTTCAACAACATTCCCGGCAATCTGCTGGTGCCGTTCTACTATTCCGAATTCAATTCCGGCGGCTCGCCGACCGCCGGCGATCCGCGCGCGCTGATCATCGGCCAGAAAACCAGCGGCGGCGCCGCGCCGGCCGGTGTTCTCTATGGCCCGGTGCAGTCCGAACAGGAAGCCATCGCGCAATTCGGCCTCGGCTCGATGCTGCATGCGATGTTCAATGTCTACAAGCGCAACGCGCCGCTGCAGCCGATCTGGATGCTGCCGCTTGCCGATCCGTCCGGCGCCGCCGCCGCCGGCACGATCGAATTCACCGCGCCCGCCGTCACCGGCGCCGGCATTCTCAAGGTCATGGGCCGCCGCCTGGCGGTGCAGATCAACGCCGCCGACAACGCGGTCGCCGTCTGCGCCAAGGTTGTCGCGGCGATCAATGCGATGAACCTGCCGGTCATCGCCGCGGTCGACAGCGAGGACACCGATATCGCGAATCTCACCGCCCGGCATGTCGGCCTGCTCGGCAATAACATTCAGGTCACGGTCGCGGCCGATGAGCCGAACGTCCTTTCGACCACGAATGCGGTCATCACAGCGCTCGCCAGCGGCAGCGGTACGCCGTCGCTCGATACGCCGCTCGCCAATCTCGGCGATGAGGAATTCGATTGGATCGGCGGTCCCTATGCCGATGCAACGTCGCTCAATTCGATCAAGGATTTCCTTGGCGATGTGTCCGGCCGCTGGTCGCCGAGCAAGATGCTGTTCGGTCATTACACGACCGTGAATTTCGGCAACCTGTCGGCGCAGACGACGCTCGGCGCCGACCGCAACGATCAGCATGTGACCATTCTCGGTTCGCAGGTGTCACCGACTCCGGTTTGGGAATGGGCGGCCTGGGCGGTCGCGCTCGAAATCAGCCATCTGACGACGCCGCCGGAACTGTCGCGGCCGCTGCAGACACTGCCGGCGGTCGCGATCCTGCCGCCGGCGGATCGTTCGACCTGGTTTGATGTCGATGACCGGCAGGCCCTCTATGCCGCCGGTATCGGCGGTTACAAGGTCGCGCGCGATGGCACGGTGCAGGCCGACCGTTTCGTCACGACCTACAAGACCAACGGCGCCGGCGTTGCCGATGCCACCTTCCGCGATATCGAGACGATGGCGCAGGGCATGTTCGTCTCGCGCTATCTGCGGAGCATGGTGTCGAACGCGCACGGCCGCAAGGCGCTCGCCGATGACAATCCGACCAATACGGCCGGCGTGGTCACGGTGCGCGATATCCGCAATACCCTCATTCACGCTATGGCCGATCTCGCCGATCTCGGCGTGTGCGAGAATGTCGATCTGTTCGCGCAATATGTGAAGGTCGAGCGCGATCCGCTCAATGCGACGCGGGTTAATGCCTATCTGCCGCTCGACATGATCAATCAGATGCGCGTGTTCGCGGCGAACCTCACCGCCTATCTGCAGTATCGCACCGCTTCCGGCCAGGCGCAGATCGCCGGCTAACCGCGGCCCGCACGCATTCATCGCCGGCCGCTCGGTTCGCCGCGCGGCCGTTTGCATTCTCGATCAATCTTCCGTCATCCCGGAGCAAACGACATGGACAATCAATTCGGCGGCCGCATTACGCTGGTTTTCGCCGGCCAGCCGCTGGTGCAGTGCGAGGCCGATTTCGTCATCGATCCGTCGCTTTATGAGAAAGCCGCCCTGGCCAATCATGACGGCTCGGCGGCCTATACGCTCAAGCCGAAGCTGGTCGGCTGCGAGATCAAGCCGCGCGACATCGGCAACATCAACTGGAACGAGTTGCTGCTCAAGGAAGGCGACGCGACCATCGTCGAGGAAACGACCGGCCGCACGCATTTTTTCACGAAAACGCAACTGGTCGGCACGGCAAAAGCGAACCTGTCGAGCGGCGAGGTCGATGGCCTCAGTCTGGCCGGCGGCACCTATCGCAAGCTGATGGTCTGACGCGATGCCGTTGCCCGACATCACCATTCCGCTCACTGACCCGATCGACGGCCACAGCGGCAAGATCACGTCGATCAGGCTCAGGGAGCCGAAATATCCGGTCATCATGGCGCTCGGCCGGCCGGTGACGACGATCCGCACCCAAGAGGGTGCGGTCTATCAGACGCAAGACCCGGAGATCATCAAGCGTTACGCTGAAAAGATGGTCGACGATACCGTCGCGCCTGTTCTGCATTTGCTTGGCATGGCCGATACCCTTGCCCTGCAGGATGCGGTTCTCGATTTTTTTACCGCGGCCCGAGCCGGGGCGGAGGCGAAACGTTCCTAGACGTTGATGCCCTGCACCGCCGGGCCGACCTTCTGATCTTCGATCTCAAGATCGTCGATCTCGCCACGGTCGGCACGATGACGCCATCCGATCTCGACACCTGGTTTGTGCGCGCCGCTGAATGGGCGCACCGGAAAAAGACCTGACAGCATGGCAAGTCGCATTCTCGACGCCGAAGCGCGTATCACCGCGCGCGATCTGACCGGTGGCGCGTTCGACAGTGTTGCGAACAAGGTCAACCGCGTCAATCGCGCGGTGCAGTCTCTGTCGCGCGATATCGACCGGCATATGCTTGCCTCCGGCAAGGCGCGGTCGATCGATGTGCTGGCGTCGCGGCTCGATCGTGTCGGCGATCGTGCGACGCGGTTCGGCCGCAGCATGACCTATGGCGTCACGCTGCCGGCGGCTTTCGCTGCGCGATCCGTGCTGTCGAATATTCATGATTTCGAACTGGCGTCGAACAAGCTCAAGGCGTTCGGCGACATGAATGAGGAGGAGGTCAAGCGCGCCCGCGCCCTGGCGCAGAAATACGGCGCGCAATATTCGTTCGGCCCGACCGGCGTTCTGCAAGGCATGGTCGAGGAGATCAAGGCCGGTTTCGAGCCGCGGCATTTGGAGGCTATTCAAAAGCCNCTGCTNGATTTTGCNCAGCTGGCCGAAATCGATGTCGCGAAAGCGTCCGAANTGGCGATTTTCTCGCTGTCNTCATTTGGAAAAATGTATGATCANACTGGCCGCTTNCTTGGCGACAGCGAGATCAACAAGAATCTGCGCGAGATTGTGGATTTNTTCGCCATTCTNAACAAGGTGGCGCCCGGCTCGATCGGCCAGATCGCTGAGACGTTCAAGTATTCGGCGCCCGCGGCTTCCAAGCTTGGCGTAGAGCCGTTGCAATTGGGCGCGATGACAGCCGTTCTCAACCAGGCAGGCATCATCGGCCCGGAGGCCGGCGTCGCGCTGCGCTCGATGCTGGTGCGCTTCCTCAAGCCGACGCGCGGCGCGCTGGCGGCGATGAATTCGGTCGGCATGAAACTCGACGATTATGTCGAGATCAATACCGACCGGTTGAAGCCGGATGCGATCCTCTCAGCGGTCGAGAACTACACCGGCACGATCGGCAAGGGCAAAGGCAAGCAAAAGGTCGGTGTCGGCAAGGCGCCGGATGCCGCGCGCGCCCTGTTCATGAAGCGGCTGGCGGCGCTCGATGGCCTGCAGGGCGAGGATTATATCAAGGGCTTGACCAAGGTGATCAGCCAGACTGCCGGCGGCGCGCTGGCGGATCAGAAGGTTGCCGGCGATCTGGCGCAGCGCATCGTGGGAACATCGGTCGAGAAAATCGACGTGATGAAATTTCTTAAGGATGTGTCGGCCAAGACGCCGAACATGGCCGCGTTCATGGCCAATTTCATGGATCAGCGCCAGGCCGTGCGCCTGTCCAATCTCGATCAGGCGCGCGTTCTGACCATGTTGACCGACATGGAAAAGGAACTGACCAAGGCGCGGGAATCGCAAATCTCGGTTTCTGAGCGCCAAGCGGCTGACCGCAACGCCGGTTTTATCGGTTCCGAGAACCGCTTGCGCGGTTCCTATCAGAATATGATCCAGTCGTTCGGCGATTCCGGCGTCACGGATGCTGCCGCCGAATCAATGGAAAGGATCGGCAGCGTTCTGCGCTATGTCGGCTCGACCAATCCCGATATTCTTAAATGGGGCACCTATGTCGTCGCCGCGACGGCCGTCATCGCGCCCTTGACCTGGGCACTTGGCAAGCTGGCGACTGCCGGCGCGACCGTTATCCGCGCCGCCGGCGTGCTGGCCGCTGTGCCTGGCGCCGGTGCGGCGGGTGCGGCTCTTGTCGGCGTGGCTGGCGGTGTCGGTGCTATCGAAGCCGCGCGGCCGTTCGTGAACGCGGCCAAGGGCGCCAACTGGACGCCGCGCGATGCCGCCGCGATCAAGTTGCTTGAGCAGGATTTAGCCGACATGGAACGGCGCGCCGCGCAGGCGCGCCAAGGTTCGAAGGTGCCCGGCCTCGGCGATACGCTGGCTGCGCCGTTCGACAGCCAGGCGCAAGACCTGCGCAACCGCATTCGCACCGGTTACGATCAATTCAATTCGCAAACCGGGCGCCTTAGTGAAGCGACGCGCGATGAGATCATGCGACGTGCCGAGGCCGATGTCGCCGGCGCCGCCCGCAAGGTCGAGATCGACGGCACGGTGCAAACGAATGTTCATGTGACGGTCGAGGCGTCGCCGGATTTCTTCACGCGCATCAAGTCGAACGTGTCGTCCTGGTTTGGCGGCGGCTTGCGCGGTGAAGGATCGACCGGATCGACAGGAACGTCGATGCCGGAAGCCGCGCCGGCCAGCCCGTGACGCATCAACAAACTGCGGATTTGTGAACGATGGGCGATCTGCGCGATTGGAGCCGCACGCTTTCGCAGGCTTCCTATAAGGGGGTGCCGTTCTTTGTCGATGAGTCGGCCGAGGAAGGCGGGCGCAATCCGGTTGTTCACGTTTTCCCGAACCGTGACGAACCATATATCGAGGATTTGGGCGAGGAGCCGCGCACCTTCACGGTCGCCGCCTATGTTCATGGCAACGATGCCGATCGCCAGGCGCTCGCGCTCAAGGATGCGCTGCGATCGCGCGGCCGTGGTCTTTTGGTTCTGCCGGTGCGCGGGCCGGTCATGGTGCAGGCGCTGCCGTTCAAGCGGCGCGATGAAAAAGACCGCCTAGGCTATGTTGCCTTCGAACTGAAATTCATGCGCGATGGCGCGGCAACGGCGATCGTCAGTCTGCCGTCGCTTCTGAATGATGCTTTCGGCGCTGTCGATGGCCTGCAAACGGCCGCGGCGGCCGCTTTCGGCCGCATGGTCAATGTGACCGGCGTTCCCGATTTTATCGCGTCGGCGGCCTATGACGGTCTGGCGTCCGGTGCGGCCGCGCTCGATGTCGCGCGCTCGACCAATACCGTTGATGTCGTCACGTCCGCCCGGATGCGCGATGCCCTGGCTTCGGTTGTGGCGGGCGCAGATCGTGGCGACGATATCGGCAGCATCGGCGCCGACCTGTTCACCGCGGCGCGCACTCTGGCCGATGGCATGTCGCCCGATATTGCGATCGGCGCCATGTCCGGCACGATCGATGCTTTCACCCCTTAACGGTTGATCCTGTCATGTCGGAAGCGAGCAACGCCGCGGCAGCGGCGCAGCTGGTGCGGCTGGCCGCGCTGGCGGCGTTGACCGATGCCGTGTTGCGCCGAACCTATCCGTCGCGGCCGGAAGGCGTGGCCGCACGCGCCATGTTGTCTGACTATTACGCGCGCGAGATCGAGCAGGCCGCCGGCGCCGACTTTGCCGATCTCTATGTCGCACTGGTCGAGGCGCGTGGCGCCGCGATCGATTATCTGTCGCGGCTGATCGCCGATCTGGCACCTGTGATCACGGTCGAGGCGCCGGCGAGTATGCCGTCGCTGTATTGGGGCTATCGCCTCTATGGCGATCCGAACCGCGGCGCCGAACTGGTCGCGCGCAATGCCGTGCGTCATCCGTCATTCATGCCGGCGACATTCTCGGCCCTGGCCCGGTAGCCGACATGGGTATCGAGGTCGTCACGGTCATTGTCGACGGCAAGCCGTGGTCGGCGTTCCGCCGCGTCATGGTGCGCTGGTCGTTTCGCGATGCGGCGCTGGCGTTTCAGATCGACATCGCCGCCGATCAGGGCGCGACCGCGACGGCGCGGACATTCGCAGCCGGCGCCGAAATTCAGATCCTCGCAAATTCCGATTTGCTGTGTCACGGCTATGTCGATCGCTATCGGCCGCGGCTCGATGAGCATAGGCAGGCCGAGATCATGGTCGCGGGNCGGTCGAAATCTCAGGATTTTACTCGACTCCTCGGCCGTTCGACGCCACCGGCAATTTCCGGACAGAAAAACCTTGTCGATATCGCCAAGGTCCATTCACGGCACAGTCACGATCGCGACCGATCAGACCTTGCCGAAGATCGACTATCACTTGACGCCGGGCGAGGGCGCGTTCCGCGCGATCGAGAAAATCGCGCGCTCGCAAGGTGTCTGGCCCTGCGGCATGCCCGATGGCTCGATCAAGGTCACGGTCGCCGGCGCGGGCCGCAACGGGCCGCTGATCGAGGGAAAAAACTGCATCACCCTTGAGGCCGATCACAACTGGTCGGGCCGGCACAGCAAAGTCATCGTTCGCGGGCAAAGGCCCTGGGGTCACGGCGCCGATGCGCTCGAAATCGAGGGCGAGGCGCGTGATGCGGCGGTGACGCGCGACCGGCCGGTGATCATCATTCAGGATGACGACACGACCAAGGATATCGCCGGCAAGCGCGCGCGCCATCGCCGCGACAGCGAAGCCGGCAACAGTTTGAAAGCCAAGATCAAGGTTCAAGGCTTTCGCGATGACGGCGGCAAATTGTGGACGCCGGGCCATTTGTCGTTTCTGCAAAGCCCGTTCCTCGACATCACGCAGGACATGGCGATCGACAATGTGACGTTTTCGCAGGATCGCCGCAGCGGCAGCGAAACCGATATCGCTCTCTGCGATCCGCGGGCGCTCGGCGGCAAGACCAAGGCGCGCAAGGGCGGCAAGGTCGGCAAAGCCTGGCAGACCGATGCCGGCAGCGACGAGGAATGATGCCCGATCTTTATCCCGAAAACCGCGCCGGTCTGCTCGGTCTGGTGCGCCGTGCAACCGCGCTCGGCTTTGACGACAGCAAGGCGCAGCAATTCATCACCGAACTGCGCGGCCTCAAGGGTGACGCGCCGCGGCAGGTCCATCGGCTGCAGCCGTTCGGCCTGTCGGCGGTGCCGCCGTCCGGTTCCGAGGGCCTGGTGCTTGCACTCGGCGGCCGATCAGATCGTCTGCTCGGCCTCGGCTTCGAACACAAGGATCATCGGCCGAAGGCATCGGCGGTCGGCACGGCGGTTCTCTATGACGACAAGGGCAATGTGATTTTCGTTAAGGGCGCGGACGGCATCGAGATCAGCGCCAGCACCGGCAAGGTGACGATCAAGCCGGCCGCGGGGCAGAACGTCTATCTCGGCGGCACCGGCGACGATGGCACCTATGCCAAGGTGATCACCGAGTCCGGCCCGGCGCAGAACGTGTTTGCAAAGGTGTGATCGATGGCCGATCTTCAACTGCGGTTTGCCGAGGAATGTTCGGCCGATCCGTATCTGCTTTGGGATACAAAGTGGAACGCGGCGCGCGGTTTCGCCGATTGGGCGATCTCCGGCGCCGATGAGGTCGCCAATCGCGGCGGGCTGTCGGCAAAGTCCGGCATCGAGACGGATGTCATCATCTCGCTTTTCACCGATCGGGCGGCGCCGGTGGATCATCCGCTGTCATACCTGGCCGATGGCGAAAAACGCGGATGGTGGGGCGATGAAATCGATGTCCTTTCCGACCGCGGCGAGGGGCCTATCGGTTCGCATCTATGGCTTTTGCGCCGCGCGCCGCTGACTGTCGCGGGGCAGCCGGTTTCCCGATGGGCCGAGATTTTTGCCACCGAGGCGCTGGCGCATCTGATGACGCTCGGCCTTGCGACGCGGATCGACGTGGCCGCGGCGGTGAGCGAAGCCGCGAACCGGCTCGATCTGACTGTCGATATTTACGGCAGCGATGGCATCCGCATCTTTGATCGCAAATTCGATATCCTCTGGAATCAGGTCGCCCGCTGATGTCATTTAACATTCCGACCCTTGCGCAGCTTTGCGAGCGCGCGCGCTCGGCATTCCGTTCCAATCTGCGCGGCACCGATGCCTGGCTGCCGTTCAACAACGTCTATGTTTCGGCCAAGGTTATCGCCGGCGCNGTCTATGAGGTTTTCGGCTTNGCCGATTATATCGCGCAGCAGAAATTCGCCTTGACCGCGGACTCCGAGCATTTGGANTTGCACGGCCAGGAACTTGGATTGGCGCGCAAGGAAGCGCGNCCGGCTCAATTCGTCGTNGACGTGACAACCGATGCCGCAGCGGCGATCGAGGCCGGCGCGATTTGCGAGCGCAGCGACGGCCTCCGGTATCGCGCGACGGCGGTTGCCGCCATCGGCGGCGCCGGCACTCTCACTGTGCCGGTGACGGCCGTCGATGACGGTTCGGCGCCGAATATGTTGACCGGGACATCGGTGGAATGGGTTTCCGGTGTCAGTGGCGGCATCACCGCGTCGTCGATTGCGTCGATCGCGGCGCTTGGCACCGATGCGGAACCGGACGGGCCTAAATTCTCCACCGATCTTGCGACGTATCGCGGCCGCATTCTTTTCCGCAAGCGCAATCCGCCGCACAGCGGCGCGCCGGCCGACTATGTGACCTGGTGCGGCGAGATCGCNGGTGTGACGCGCACTTTNGTTGAACGCCGATGGGATGGCGCCGGCACGGTGCGGGTTTTCCCGTTAATGGACGGCCTGTTCGATCACGGCATCCCCGATGGCGACGCGCTCGATCGTGTGCGCGACTATATCGAGGCGGTCGCGCCGGCGACGGCGATCGTCACCATTGCCGCGCCGACTGCCGTTCCGGTCGATCTGACAATTGCCAGCCTGTCACCCGATACGCCGGCCATGCGCGAGGCGGTGCTGTCGGCTTTGCGCGAAACTTTCCGCCGCATGTCGCGCGTCGCCGGCAGCGACACCACGATATCGAGCATGCCTTACCTCGCTTACCCGACATCGTTTTCGCGATCGTGGCTGTGGCAGGCGATCGCCAATGCCACCGGCGAGGAGCGCCATATCATTACGCTGCCGGAGGCGGACATCGCCTTGACCGTTGGGCAGATGGCCGTTCTCGGCGACGTCACCTTCGAACCCTAAAGATCGGGCCGCGCCGATGACCTGTGAAACGACGCGCCCTGCGGCGCTGCGCTGCCCGACGCTGCCCGAACGCATTGCCGCGACTTTGGCCCTGTTGCCTTCCGGCCGTGCCTGGGGCGCCGACGACAGCTATCCCGAGGCGCCGCATGATGCGGCCTTCGATCCCGCGGCCTTTGCCTCGCCGGCATTCGATACGCNNTCGCGGCAAGGAACGCTGATCTATCGTTTTTTCTCCGCGCTCGGCGCCGTGCTGCACTATGCCGAAAGCCGGCTGTGCAGCCTGCGCGGCGAGTTCTTTTGCGCCACGGCAACGGAAACGCGCGGCCGATGGCTTGAGGAATTCGGCTTGCCCGATGCCTGCGATCCGTTCCCGGATTTGTGCGCCAAGGTTGCCGCCATCGGTGGCGCGCGGTGCGAGTATTTTCAGGCCGTCGCGGCGGGCGCCGGCTGGTCGATTACATGCGACGCCGGCCTGATCGAATGCGGCGGGCGCGCCAATTGCGGCC